GCCTACTTCAACGCGCTGGCACCAATGATGGTGGCGGCATAATAGAGGCGGAAATCCACTTAACAAAAAGCCCGAAACTGTTCAGACAAACCGAACCACCTCTATCAGACGGGCCAACGCCCGACGCTCAAATCGGCGTTTGAACAGTGTGTATGTGTCGCTCATCGCACAACGACTCCCAGTTTTGTAAATCGTTCGCGTAAATCCGGGAAAAGGCTGCAAGCGTAAGAAACCTTGCGCCAGTTGAAATACTTTTCTCCGGCGTGGGCGGTCGCCATCCATAGCTGCCGATCATTTAGCGACATTGGGGCCAAGGTCTGCAAAGCAGTCTCGGCCCATTCGCGGATCTGAGCGGATTTGTCCATTATTCGTCCTGCGCTGCACGGGACAGGTTGAGGAACTTGCGGTCAAACAGAACCTTGTAGACCGTGCTCCAGAAGCGGTCGGACAATAAACCCGCCTCGAAATGCTTTTGCTTGATGTTGTTCAGTTCATCGATGTTCGCGGCAGACGAAAGCTCACGCAAAAGCTTCTCCAGCGTGTAGGAGCTAGAATCCGCATTGTCGTCCTCAGTCACCATGCCAAACAGGCAAAGGAGCGAATAGCGGCGTCCATAGGTCATGGCCGCACCATATGCCTGCGGGTCGTTCTGACGCTGCATGGGGATAGTGATTGTGCTGACGATTTCTTCGCTGGTTGGTGCGTGCCGCAGAATGGTTTCCAGCGTGCAGCTTCCTGACGGGCTTGCGACGGGCCGTTGAATAATTGCCAGCTTATGTTCGACTAGGTGCGGTTGAAGTGCTGCCATGACCCCTTGAAGGTTGGCGAAAGCGCCGTGGTGGCTTTTGGCGTTGGCACGGAGTGGTTCGAGTTTCGCCTGAATGGCAATCAGGGCCTCTGTGACGTTGGCGGTTCCATTAGTGAACGCCTCTGCTGTCTTGCTCACATAGTATTCTTTCCTTGGTTTATTGGGGTGTGCGCCCGGCACGAAAGTATATTGCGCCGGGTTGATGTATTGTTCAACTAAAAAAAGAATAAAGAAAGATTTACAACTTAAAATATACGTGTGAGGATTCATCCATAACCAAGGAAAGCCTCACGACTATGTACGACATCAACCAACCCATCTTCACTTATGCCGGAGCGTTGCGCCCAGCGACGAAGAAGAACCGCACCGGCATCATTCTGGCTGTGTGCGCTGGCCTGCTGCTTGCGGCGCTGGCCATCTAATCAACCCCAAGAGAAAGAGAGGACATGAATGAAGCACAAGCCCTGACGTTAGAAGCAGGGAAGTTTTACCGGACGCGTGATGGGAGGAAGGCGTTTGTATCGGGGATTAACCCATTCCCAGACGGAAGCCATATACGCGCCATCGGAGTAGTCGTTGATGAGGGCGTTCAGGGTTGGGATTTGAATGGCGCCTTTACTTTAGAACTCGAACACCGTCTTGACCTCGTAGCAGAATGGGTCGAGCCGAAGCGGATCAAGGGGTGGGTAGCGATTTGGGCAAAAGGCGGTGATCACTCTTTGGTCGCTTGTTGTTCACATATCTACAAGACGCTTGAGGCCGCTAAAGCTGATAATTTTAGCAATGTCGCATGTTATGCTGAAATCGACGTTCTCGAAGGCCACGGCCTGAACGGGGAGCTGGCGTGATGACTACCACACACACTCCGACGCCTTGGTTTCTGAACGAAGCTCAGGATTTCGTAAAAGGAGATGGAAGACATATTGCGGTTCTTTTTGATGGAACACCAACGTCTCCAACAGTTAAAGAGCGCAAGTCTAACGCTGCGTTCATCGTCCGTGCCTGCAACGCGCATGATGAATTGCTTGCTGCGCTAAAGGCCGCGCGTGATTTCCATGACTGGAATGAAAGCAGTGTATCTGCAACTGCGCGTCAGGTCGTTGTCGCCATTGCTAAGGCTGAGGGCAAGTAGATGAAACTCAAATCCCTCCTGAGCATCTTCTTCCATAAGCCCCAGCGCTGCCCCAAAGACTACGCGGCAGGCGAGGCGGAATCCCAACAGCGGGTGCGCTCCTTCTCTGCCAACAGCCAATGCGGCGTCATCCTGGACATGCTGAAAAAGGGTAAGCGCGTCACAGCTCTGTCAGCCATGGGAGCCGATCGCCGACTCCGCGAAGTGCGCAAGCACCTCCGCCAGCAAGGCGTCACGGTGAAGTGCCGCACCTTTAAGTCCAAGAGCGGGGGGCTGGTCAAAGAGTTCTGGCTCGACCCGGAAGACCTGCGCGGCGACTGGCTGAAATAATCAACGAAAGACCAAGACTTGAAATTCCAAACTATCAAATGCACCAGCGCCGAAGATGTGGCGGCACACGTCCGCGCTATGGTGGAGAAGAACGGGAAGGGCGGCACGACCGCGACCGCTAATGAGATGGGCGTCCGCTACCAGGCTGTGTCCCAGCTTGTGAATGGCCGGGAGCTGCCAAACCCGCAGATCCTCGACCACCTCGGCCTCGAAAAGCGCATCGTCTATGTGCGCAAAGACAAATTTATGGAGGGGAAGTAAATGGATAAGCAACCGCTCCTCATCGCCAACACCCCGCGCCTCGCCGTGTGCTGCTGGGTTCTTGACTTAGCCTGGTCACTCTACCGCTCCCATAAGCCTGCCGGATGGTAGGGCGATAAAAGGGCCGCATCGCGATAAGGCATTAATCTGATGCACACGAAGGTTGTGCATGGTGCCGCCTATTACGCTTACTCAGGGGTAGATAATAGTGCAAATCATCATTGCTTACATAGCCTTGGCGTCAGTCGCCATTGGCGCCGTTGCGGCCGTCGTTTTTGCGTTTAAGCGTGTAGGCGAGGCAATGTTTTATCCGACGGATAAAAATTACCGTCCATTCCTTCTATTCTTTTTTGTATTTGCGGGGTGTCTGGTCATTGTTATGCTTTGCGTCACAGCAGCGATCACTTTAGCAGGCAGGGAGCCCGGTCAGTTTGGTGATTTCTTTGGTGGCGTAACGAACCCGATTCTGAGCTTCCTTACTATTGCTGGTCTTCTCATCACCATCGTCATGCAGCAGGACGCGACCAGGGAGGCGCGGGACCAGGCTGCTCGCCAAATGTTTGACGCGTCCTTCTTTCAGATGGTGACCCTGCTTAATTCAATGGTGAACGAATTTGAGATCGTTGATGAAGATCATAAGCGGGTCGCGAAAGGCAAAGACTGTTTCCGCGACATGCACATCATACTTCGCAACAATTACGGCCCGTCGATGGTTTCGGGCGAGTTCGAGAAGGTCGGCCGTGCCTACGCAACAGTGTACGGAGTCTTCTCGCACATCCTTCCGCATTATTTTCGGGTCGTGTTCAACATCGTTAAGTCGATTGATGCGAGCACACTGACGGATGACGAGAAGAAACATTACGTCCGGCTTTTGAGGGCGCAGCTTTCTAACTACGAGACCGGCATCATCTTTTACAACAGCCTTATGGAAGAGGGGCGGGCGTTCAAACCCTTGATACGGAAATACGACCTCATGGATAACTTTCCGACCAAGCTGTACCTCAGACCAGATCACCTCAAGCTTCTGGGCCATAAACCATACGTCACCGTTGAATACTGACCCGCTCAGGACATGCCCAGCGAATCTGCATGAATCCTGGTTCCACACCTAGGGCTCCATGAAGGAGTCTTATTTGATTCAGGAGTTACTATGTAGGATCTCGAAGGATGCGATGGCTTGTGCCCCAATGGGAATTAGGCTGCAGTGGAATCGAGCTGATTGGGCAAAGATATGAAGCAAATTGTTGCGTTGGGGTTCGTCGCCATTGCGCTGGCGGGATGTGAAACCAGCGGGGAGGCGCGGCCAAAGGTCAGCGTCAACTCCCTGCCGGAGTACGCAGAGCATCAAAAGTGCCTTGGGCGCCAGAGCGCAATTTATTCTAAGGCTGAAGGCTCGCCGCTTGAGCTGGGAATCATCGCCTCATCTGCCTGCAACTCCACTCGCTACGCGCTCTACGAGGCTATTTCCAAAATAGAAAGCCGGGCGTTTGCGCAAGGCTATTTGAACGAATCCCAGAAGGAGGAGCCAAAGATGATTGCGGGCGTCATCGCCAAGGTAAAGGCAGGCCAAGACCCCTTCTGAAACAGGCAAGGGTTTGCCCATACAATCCTGCCTCACGGCGAGTAGCGGGTGGCAAGCGTCAAGTTACTTTGCGGGGAACCGCTTGCGGGCGAAAGCGACTTGATGCGAGCGCAGGGCAGCGCCCTAGTGATCGAACTCAGGATTCTTGGCGCGGAACGCGGCGCTTTTTTCATCTCGGATCTTTTTAGCGGACACCCGATCCTCCGTAATTGTAACCGAGATGCTGGTGTAGCTGACCTCGTTCACCGCATCCATGATTTCTCCAATCGGGGTGGTGGCGGGAAATGCCCAAGTTTCTCGGGTCTTGTAGGCCATTTGCAGGGGGCTTCCGTCCTGCGGATCTTGCCCATCCTGTTCGACGTTTATGAATTCAGCGGTAACGACATACAGACGTTCGGTCATGCTGGCTCCTGAGCGTGAATCAACCCGTGAACAATATAGGAACCTCAATCGAGATACGAGGGGGCAGCGCGTTTAATCCAGTGTAGAAATGACATCACCTCGCGGTGGTGGAAACAAGGCACTGTAAGCCTGTGCTGCCGTAGCGATGCCCACCATAGCCGTGACAATAAGCATCCATCTTTGAACAGACATTGTTCCGCCGTGTCGCCGCTCGTCTTCGTTGAAGGAATGTAGAGTATTGAGTGCGGTCGCAGCGACCTCCAACCTGCCGCCCTGACCCATCGTCAACTCTCCAGCCTCTACGAACGACGCCAACATCAGTTCATAATATCTGTAAAGCTGCGCCTGTTGTGGGTGGTGGTGCCACCTGTGCCCATAGAATTCAGACATCACGTCGAGTGCCGACCCAAGCGGATTACCGTTCAGGTGACGGTCGAGCATGAGTCGGAGAACCAGTATCCGCCGCGTTTCATCCAACGGCCTCCGGTTAAAGAAGAACCGCGCTGCACGTTCGCGCCAGTACGGAATGTATTCGTACCGGATGGCATGTTTCAGAATAAACTCAATAGCCGAAGTGTACCGGATTTCCAGTTCCCCAAAGTAATGGGTGATCCTGATTTGGTATAGGCGCAGGTCTGAGTTGGGGATCGTTCGCTCTTCGCTTTCTGAGCCGCTTCCTAAGAACCATAAGCCGCCAAAGCCTTGGGGAAGAACTTCGCGCACAAGGAAGCGCTGATTATCTCCCTTCGGGCCGAAATTCACCACAAAATAGTCGCGTTGTCTTACGCGCTCCATGTTGGACAAAGGAATACGATCAGGCGCTGGCTTCAGCATGGCAAACTTAATGGCAAGCCGCTTCAAATAGTTGCTCATAAAAAGTACCTCGGCAGTCAGTTCTATCCCAATTGACCAGAAAGGACGCCTGTGATCAGGCCAAGTAAGAAACCCATGATCTGATTAAGCGTGCGCTCCATGAATGGGTACTTCGTCTTGTCTTTCATCAAACCGTACATGACGAGCGTAACGACATAGACAGTGGCAACGAAGCCAATCAGTCCGAATGCGATCCAGCGCAAGGTCGCGTCTTTGGTAGCACGCTCCGCCGTTGCCTCCGCCTGCGCATAAGCGGTAGACACGAAGGACGGAATAATCTCCGCACGCCGTTCGACATACGGTAGCGACCTCAATACGCTGATGGAGTCTGCGACGTTCAGACGCGATGCTTCCAATAGCTTCAACGCGTCAGGGTTTGACTGGAGCATAGGAGCAAGTTCGCTGAGTGCCTTGTTGGTCGCATCCAGCTTCGTCAGGGTCATTTCCCATTCTTCGTTCGGCAACTGCCAGAACTTCTCAGCTTCGGTTGTCCGGTCGACCAGGTAATTTCCAACCGTGAAGACGGTAAAAGCAAGCGCGAAGGTAGTGAGGGTCGATGGTAGAGTCCTCTGGAGCAGGCGCACTATACGCTGCCATGGGCTTTCCGGTGGCAACGGGAAGATGTAATCGGAATTATTGTCGTCGCTCATGGTGCCCCGCCCGCTGTACTGAATCACTGTAACTTATCAGAAGTTGTTGCCAAGTATCGAGGGGTGCGGCATCGTTATCCTGTGAGTAATGAGACCGCTGCTGCTGAGGAAAACGCCGTTGGGCGTCCTGCGGTCGTTCTCGATGACCTGATCCCCAATTGGCGAGACGTGATGCACGCCATCTACGGTGACGGTGGCTCTGATGCCGAGGTGAAGGTTGCTTTAGCCATCCCTCCTGCTCGTGCCATGAGCAATGATTTGTTTGACGCGCTTCAGAAGCGTGAGCCCCTCTTTTCGGAAGCCGTAAAAGAGGGGAGGCTGCTTGCCGAAGCGTGGTGGGCGGCCGCAGGTCAACGTGGCATCTTCCTCGGTAAGGACTTCAACGCCACCACTTACATCTTCAATAAGAAGAACCGCTTCCATAACTGGAAGGACAAGCAAGAGGTTCAGCACTCTGCCGATAAGGACGCGCCCCCGGTCTTCACGCTGAAAATCGACAACAGCTAGTCCGGCCCCGTGGCCGCATTCACCTACGAACGCCCGAAGCTCTACAAGCTCCAGTCGGAGGCTTTCTTCAACGACTTCCGCTATGCGTGGATTGAGGGCAGCACCAAGTCCGGCAAGACCGTGTCCTGCATGGCGTGGATCGTGGAGCAGGCGGTTTTCATCGGGAAAGAGGGGCGGGAGTTCTGGTGGGTGGCGCCGGTGTCGGCGGTGGCGTCCATCGCCTTCAAGCGCCTCAAGCGCGGCATTCCCCCGTTCTACATCCGCAGCATCATCGCGTCAGAGGGGAAAGAGTGCATCACCCTCATCAACGGGGCGGTCATCCGGTTCAAGTCAGGGGAGAAGACCGACAGCCTGTATGGGGAAGACGTGTGGGCGGCGGTGCTGGACGAAGCCAGTCGTATGCGGGTGGAGGCCTTTCACGCCATCCGATCGACCCTGACCGCCACGCGCGGCCATGTCCGCATCATTGGGAACGTGAAGGGCCGGAAGAACTGGTTTTTCATCGGGTGCCGGAAGGCTGAGGCGAATGAGCCGGGTCACATCTACCGGAAGATCACCGCACTCGATGCCGTCGCTGCCGGTGTTTTCCCTATGGAAGAGCTGGACGATGCCCGGCGCGCGCTGCCGGAGGCGGTGTTCAAGGAGTTGTACCTGTGCGAGGCGTCCGACGACGGCGGCAACCCGTTCGGGCTGAAGTTCATCCATCAGAATATTGCACTGGAATCGAACAAGCCACCGGTGGTGTTCGGAGTAGACTTGGCCAAGTCGGTGGACTGGACCGTGATCATCGGCCTGGACGAAGATGGGCGGGTTTGCTTCATCGCCCGCTTTCAGCTGCCGTGGAAGGAAACCATGGGCCGCATCCGCATGATCTGCGGCAAAGTTCCCACGTTTATCGACAGCACCGGCGTCGGCGATCCCATCGTGGAAGAGCTTCAGCGCGACACGGGCGGGGAGGCCAGCAACTTCCAAGGGTTCAAGTTCAGCTCCGCCAGCAAGCAGATGCTCATGGAGGGGTTATCAGTTGCCATCCAGCAGGGGACCGTGCAGTATCCTGATGGGGTAATTGTCTCCGAGCTGGAAAGCTTCGAGTACGAGTACACCCGGACAGGCGTGAGATACAGCGCACCAGAAGGCAGTCACGACGACTGCGTCATGTCGCTCGCTCTGGCAGTCTATGGCTACAGCCGCCGTCCCGCCCAACCACAAGTGATTGTTCTATAGCGTGAGATTTATTGACCGGCTGTTTGGAAAAGCTGCACCGAACCTCTCTGGCACTTCCATTTTCATCGACGGTCTATTCGGCACGCTCCCACAGGAGCTGAAAGCATATGCCACCGAAGGCTATGCCCAGAACCCCATCGTATTCGCCTGCGCCGCCAAGATTGCGGAGGCCGCCGCCAGCGTGAAGCTGGAGGTTCATACCCTCAGCGAGAAGGGCGAGAAGGATGTCGCGCTGAACGGCCCGCTTTTGAAGCTGCTGGCCAAGCCCAACCCCATGCA